CTGCACTAAACATTGCCTCTGATACAGCCGCATTAGTTACATTAAATGTACTAGCCGCAATAGTTAAAGCACCAGTACCAGCATCTTTAATATAAGAATTTCCATCAGGTGCATCGTGATAAATCTGTAAGTCATCACCTGCTCCAAAATTAGCTTTGATATTATCACCAAAACTTATTTGACCTGTCATCGTGCCACCAGTTCGCATTAACGCGCCAGCGGAAGTTACATTAGTTGTATCGGTAACATCAGCACTAGCTTCTATGCCATCTAACTTAGTACCATCAGTGCTTACGTCACGACCATCCACGGTCCCCGCTACGGCAAGATTGTTGCCGGTAGCACTAACGCCTGATGATAAAGATACGGTGTCGGAATTGTCGATAAACACGGCCCTTGCAGCGGGCTGCGTACAAAATATTTGTTTGGTTCCAGCGGAGAAATTAACAGCACTGTCACTGTTAGATGATGATAGTACCGATGTTCGTGTTAGGTTAGCACTTGATCCATCAAGTGTACCAACGCCAACTTCAAACTCGCCTAAGGTTGTGTGAAAAATAGCATAGTAAGTAACATTATTATTACCTATACCTGAACCAAACGTTTCAAAGCCAGCTACAGCTCCCCCGAGAGCAATTGCTCCTGTGCCTGTAGTCGTGCTGGTTTCTTTAACCCGATCATTAAGAACAAATGCCATTTAGATTTGCTCCTTACGACAGTCTTAGAATCTCAGAACCACCGCCCGCAGTTGGGAATTGAATTGTAAAAGTACCATTAGTCGCTGTGAACGTTCCACCAAAACTCAATACTGCTACTGCATCATTTGTAGGAGCAGGACCGTCTGAACGATACATCAAACCACCTGCAGCCGAGAAGCTTGCATTTGGCCAAGATATATTATCAAAGTCAGCGTACGCAGTTGAAGCAGAAGAACCACCAACAACGGCAGGGTTTTGTAAAGCATTTCCCGCTGTTGTGTAGCCATTTCCATTAGCTACTTGGTTGTCTGATGCTGTCGCTGCATAGTTTGCTGTCGTCGCGCCTAAAGTTGCAGAAGAAGTATATAACGATATTTTGTATGTAGCGCCACCGTCAAAGTCATGATTGCCTTTTAACAGTTCTTGTTTAAATACATTGCATACTGCTTGTGATATTGCCATAATTTTTCTCCTTAAGGGTTATTAGAAGGAACGGGTACCCTTAGTTCGCCATCCCTGTATTCATCACGTTTTTTCTTACCTAGTTGCTCAGTTGCTAATCCTTGTAAAGCCAATTGATATGACTGTTCGTAGAGTTGCAACATTTCTGCAGGGCCTTTTAAGAATTTAAATGCATCGGAAAGACATGCAAATAAAAAAGCGCGTGGAGCATTTACACTTAACCACGTTGTGTTCGGAGACGTTGATTTCATGTCTACCAAACTTGTTGGCTTTTTAACCAAAGCCAATTCTACCTTATACGCCTGATTTTGTGAAGGCGCAATATATATTGTTTGTTGGTCCCAAACCGCAAAGTATTTTGGTATAACACCTGTAGCCGCAGGAGTCGTACGATTAGGCCAATACTCTATAAGAAAAGATAAATCTTTTCTTGTCATAAAATGTCGTTCGTTAGGAATATTATTAGTTTCTGTGTATATTTGAGCATATCTAATACTAGAAAAATCTGTCAAATTTGCTCCTGGCATAGCCACTAACGGGTTAGCTTGATTTGCCGGTGCTGCTGATGGTGCTGCTACCGTTGCTGTTTCATAAGCAAGGTCTGCTGGAATCTCAATATCTCTAAATATTCTAAACTCAACCATTCTTATTAATTCATCTAATAAGTCATTAGTAGTTGTATTAGTCCAGATAGCACTATCTGTTTCTGTCCAAGACAATATATTTTGAATCATTTCTGCGTAGGTCATGGTGACAATGTTACAGGACCTGCTGATACAAGTCCACCCCCTCCATTAATATTTCCTGTAGTGGCTGTAGAATTAGCAACCGTGAATAAATAGCTATTAGTATCTACCACTGTAATTGTATAACCATTAGCATTAATAATATCAACATAGTTAATACCATCAAAACTTACAGGTACGTTTCTAAATCTCACTGTGTCTCCAGTAGTTCTACCGTGGTTTGGTTCTGTAACTGTAATTACAGCAGAACCAGAATTAGAAGTTTTAAAAGGATCACCAGGTAACATATTTGCTACTACCGGTTCTGTACGCGCCGGTCGAGCATCTCTTAAACCCTCTAAGTCACCAACTAATCTTCTAACTATTAGTTGTGGATGTTTTGGTTCCCATTCACTTTTATGTACAAATGAACCATTCCATTCATACATCATCTCTCTGTACGGGAAAGCCAGACCACTGCGATCTGATATAGCTTTTGATTTTTTTCCGCGTGCAAAATTAGACATTTGGGTAATACGCCTGTGGTGTTAAATAAGTTGATGAAGACGAACCATCTTCTGTCAAAGCTCTATTTAATTCATCTTCGTAAATAAGTTTTAAGTTTTGGATATACTCTACTTTGTATTTTTGTGACAAGTAGTATGCAAGTCCTGCAATCATACAAGGTACAAAACGATAAGGTACATCAGTTACGTTGGTATATTCGCCAGCGTCTTGAATACGTTTTACGTAATACATAAAAATAAAATTACCTGCTGCAGTTGCGTCCGGTGTTGGGTAAACATTAAATGTTACATTGTCAGTAAACCGTTGTACGTAATATTGTGAAGGTGTTGATTGATTTAATTTAGCAGATAATCCGTTGTAAGTTGATCGAGATATCTTAGTTAAAGCAGAATCAGATTGACTTGTTGTGCCATTGTTTCGTCTATATGCAGATTCTAAGATGTCATCTACACCATATAATGTAGTAGAATTATCAGGATTTAATACTGGAGAAGATGTTCCATCACTTGATGCTCTGTAGAAAACATAAGCTGATTGACCTTGAACCAAATTAATTAAAGTGTTTGCTATCTCCCAATAGTGCAAACCTCTATTAGCCCATTCTTGGAACATAATGTCCAATGAACGTCTTGCTGATTTCGCTTGATAACCGCTTACATTGACCATACCGATTCGCTCGTAAGCTTCTTCGATAACTTCGTCGATATAAAGCGTTTTCTCAAAAACGTTAGTTCCTGATGTCGCCATTTATATCTCCCTTACGTTGTTAATGTAACAGTAACCCCTGCATTAGCATTAGCTGTAATTGTTGCGTGAACATCTGTCTTAAATAAAATTCCGCTACCTGGTACAAAAACACTTAAGCCTTCTGTTCCAAATTTATATACAGCTTTTACTGTTCCTGATCCACCACCGTCTCTAAGTGTGAGTGTGCTTTGTGCAATACCTGCACAAGTAATAGATGTGACTCTAGAACGTCCGGTGTTTAAAGTACCAGTCGCTGCTGCGTGTTTTACGACTTGATCAGATGTAAATGATCCTCCGCCCATAATATTTTCTCCTATACTTAGGGGCCCGAAGGCCCCTAATTTATTTTAAAGTTACGCTGTTAAGCCGTCAGTACCTGAGTTTGATTGCTCACCATCATCTACCATATGGTAAAAAATAGTTCCGCTTAAAGTACCAGCTGTACCAGCTGCTGCAACACCAGCAACGACTTTAACATCTTGAGTCATTTCTGTGATCCCAAGAGCATTACCGTCAGTAGCTGCACCCGGTTGAATATTACCTTGTGTAGCATCTGCTGCTAAGTTGTCAGCAAAACCATCAGTATCAACAAAAGCTACGCCTGACACTAGGTCTGCATAACCAACATCTAGTTTACCACCACCAGCCGCTGCTCCCGCAAAGCTAAGTGAATCAATGATTGCACCTTTTGGTAGTTTAACTAATCTAGTGTCTGTTGCAGATACTTGAGCGTCTGTTCCAGCCGCTGCATTAGTTGCAGGTACATAGAACTGAGCTACCATTTGCATAGAACCAGCATAAGTTGTTTTTTTGCCGTTACCGTTAGATCTTACGATCCCTGTAAAAGTTGTTGTTGCCATGATATGTTTCTCCTATTTCCGTTAATACAGTATTGAGAGTTTTCGACTGCTAGCGTCTGTACTAACTAATTTAAATCGCAGTTGTTGGATTATACGCTTTTAAATAAGAATGTGCAAATAAAAAGGGGCCCGAAGGCCCCTTAATACGAGTCTTAATCTTAGTGATTAAGCACCTGGGTTTCCGTAGATTCCTCTAGGATCAGACCAACCGAAGCTGTATCTTTCTCTAGCTTTGTATCTTACGTTTCCAGTTTCGAAGTCACCTTCCATAGCCGTTTTAATTGGCGCACGAACCATGTGTTTTAGTCCGTTAGGAACGTCAGTCTTAATAAAGAATGATTCTGTATCAGACAAGAAGTTGTTCACTACGAAACCTTGAGGAACCATTCCCATAGATTTCATTGCGTTAACATCGTTGTCCGCAGTACCAGGTCTTTGACCAGACTTCATAAGTCTTTCTGCTACGAACTGCTGGTTAGGGTGAATGATCATTTTCATTCCTCTAGCAGCAATTTTTAAGCCACGCTCATCTGTCATTGCAGCAATGTCAATCATTGCTTGCTCTAAAGATGTTTCTGACAAGTCTGCAGCAGTAGTTGGTTCGTTTTTAAACGTACCAGCTATGATTGGATGTGCATCTGAACATAGTGCAACTCCATCACCACCAGCAAAAGCATTGTTAAACGCATTGTTTAATACGTTTGCAGCTTTAACTTGCTTAGTGTTTGCCATAGAACGAGCCAGTGCTTTTGTGTATCGCGTAGAGATTTTGTCATACAGGTTATCTTCAATGTTCTCTTCCGTTAGAGCGAATGCTAACGCAATAGTTTCATGTTGATACCTTGCAGTGAAAGTCTCTTGAGCGTTGTCATACACAACTGCAGCACCTTCTGATTTAACAGCGGCGTTCTCGAAACCAGATAACATTACTTCTTCTTCAAAAGCTCTGTCACTGTTTTCAGTGT